TATCGATGGGACCGTTGGCCTATCACGATAGAGAAAAGTTTCCAACGGGACCGTGGTGTAAAAAAGGTGATTGGGTTATTTTTGCACGTTACGCAGGATCAAGACTACCCATCGAAGGCGGAGAAGTTCGCATCTTGAACGATGACGAGGTTCTAGGAACGATTAAGGATCCTGAATCCGTACTTCATTATAATTAATCATAGGAGGAACTATGCCAGAAGAAAAAACAGTAGATATTGATACAACCGGCCCAGGCGCGGAGGTCAATATCGAAGAAAAAAAAGAAGAAGTAGAAGTAGTTGAACCGGTAAAAGAAGAACCGGTTAAGGAAGAAGAGAAAGTAGAAGAGAAAGTAGAAGAGAAAGTAGAAGAAAAACCAGTAGCAGAAAAGAAAGAATTAGAGGAATACAGTGAAGGAGTTCAACGGAGAATTTCTAAATTAACGAAAAAATGGCGTGAAGCGGAACGGCAAAAAGAAGCCGCAATCGATTATGCCAAAGGCGTTCAGTACGAGCACTCTCAATTAAAGACCAAGTTTTCAAAATTAGAGCCTAATTATGTGAAAGCTCTTGAAAATAGGGTAACAGCTGGAATGGATGCGGCTAAAGCTAAACTGACTACGGCAAGAGAAGCAGGTGATATTAATGCTGAAGTAGATGCACAAAAGTCAATTGCACAACTCGGTATTGAAGAAGTTCGGTTAAACGCTTTAAAAGACAGACAGTCTCAGGATAAAGAACAGGCTGTAAAAACTCCTACTTTACAGGGTACTGTCAGAAGAACTCCACCACCAGATCCAAAAGCTGAAGCATGGGCTGAAAAGAATGCATGGTTCGGGAAAGACAATGCTATGACCTATACAGCTTTTGATTATCATAAGAAACTAACGGAAGAAGAGGGCTTCGATCCTAATTCAGATGAATATTATGCTGAAATAAATAAACGAATGCAACTTGACTTCCCGCATAAATTTGGTAAGACTGATACACAGGAATCGACTAAACTAACACAAACAGTAGCTTCGGCGAAGCGAAGTGTAAATCCTAGTCGCAAAACTATCAGGCTCACATCATCTGAAGTTGCAATCGCCAAAAAATTAGGTGTGCCACTTGAAGAATATGCGAAACAATTAAAAATCATGAAGGAGGTATAAGCATATGGTTGACGAAAAAATTAAAACTTCCCGTGCGAGTCAAACCCGAGCAAAAACTGCTCAAAAAGCTGTTTGGACTCCCCCATCATCTTTAGATGCACCCCCTGCGCCTGCAGGATTTCATCACAGGTGGATAAGAGCTGAAACTATGGGCTTTACAGATACAAAGAACATAGCCGGCCGATTAAGATCAGGATACGAGCTCGTAAGAGCTGATGAATATCAAGGATCTGAATATCCAGTGGTGACGGAAGGCAAATACAAAGGGGTAATCGGAGTTGGTGGCCTGTTGCTGGCAAGGATACCAGAAGAGATCGTCAAAGCGCGCGATGAGTATTTTAGAAGAATTACTCAAGACAAAGATGACGCGATTGAAAGCGATCTTATGAAGGAACAGCACCCAGGAATGCCGATCAATGCTGAAAGGCAGTCCCGTGTAACCTTCGGTGGTACTAAGAAAGACTAATTTATTAGCGATTCTTACCCAACGAAATTTTATAAACTAAGGAGTAAATATGGCAAATCAAGATGCAGCTTTTGGTTTCAGACCTACAAGATCACTTGTCGGTGGACAAATCAGAACTGAAGAACATAAAATAGCCGCAAACTACAATACAGCAATTTATACTGGACAAGTAGTTACAGCGGTTACAGCTGGTGGGATCACAGCAGCAGCAGCCGCAGACGTCCAACAAATTGGCGTTTTCGGAGGCGTGTTTTACACTGATCCAACTACTAGCAAGCCAACTTGGAGCGCTTATTATCCAGCAAGCACTAATGCTTCGGATTTGAAAGCCTCTGTTTATACCGACCCTTATATTGTTTATGAAGCCCAACATGATGGCACAGGAACAGCAGCTCTGAATTATGCAGCAATGGATTTTACAGGAACTGGTGGAAGTACTATCACGGGTCAATCAACTTCGGAATTAGATACTGATACGAATGCGACTGACAATGGTTTCAAACAGATCGGAATCTCTCATGATCCCGATAACAGCGATACAGGTTCAGCTAACGTGAACGCGTATTGTGTATTTAACGTCGGTGAACACGTGTTTAAAGTAGACACGGCATTAGCATAATAGGAGTATAAAAACATGGCAATATCACGATCACAACTAGTCAAAGAACTAGAACCAGGTTTGAATGCACTATTCGGCTTGGAGTACAAAAACTATGCTAACGAACACTCACAAATTTTCGATACAGAAAATTCAGACAGAGCTTTTGAAGAAGAAGTTATGTTATCTGGATTCGGAAATGCGGGTGTAAAACCTGAAGGTCAAAGTGTCAACTACGACGCGGCAACAGAAACTTTCACGGCTCGTTATACGCATGAAACCCTTGCTTTAGCGTTTTCAATTACTGAAGAAGCGATTGAAGACAATTTGTATGACAGACTTGCGTCTCGTTATACAAAAGCATTAGCTAGATCTATGGCTAACGCAAAACAAGTTAAAGCAGCGAACATTCTCAACAGAGCGTTCAACAGTTCATACACTGGTGGAGATGGTTTAGAACTTTGTTCAACAGCACACGTAATTGTGTCTGGTACAGAACAAAATGAACTATCAACTGCAGCAGACTTAAACGAAACTTCATTAGAGCAAGCAATGATTGACATTGCTGCGCTAACTGATGAAAGAGGTTTAAAAATTGCAGCTCAAGGAAGAAAAATGATTGTTCCTTCGGCGCTACAATTTACTGCTGAAAGATTATTAAAATCTGTCGGTAGAACTGGAACAGCTGATAATGACATCAGTGCTGTTGTATCTATGAATGTGATTCCACAAGGTTATGTGGTTAATCACTATTTAACTGATACAGACGCATGGTTCATTAAAACAGATGTTCCTAACGGACTAAAACACTTTGTTAGAGCACCAATCAAAACTGCTATGGAAGGCGATTTTGAAACTGGTAACGTTAGATACAAAGCTAGAGAAAGATACAGCTTCGGCTGGTCTGACTGGCGTGGTGTCTTCGGATCACCAGGTGCGTAATAGCAACTAAAACAAATTAATGAGGCGGCCTCAAAACCGCCTCATTTCTTTTATAAAGATAGAAATTACCTATGAAAAACTTCCGAGTACAAATTCGATATCATGGCTACTATGCTGATTTTACAGTCACATGTGAAAACAATGCTATAGGCATTGAAAAAGCAATCCTTGACAAACTAGGAAAAAATGAGGTAAAACTGGAGAAAGATGGATTTACCACCAAAACTGGTAAGTGGATAACCTATGAGGAGGTTACAAATGACCGAAGACCTATACACTACGAAACGGTCCTTGGAGTTAGAATGGGAACAAGAACACCTGAAAGAAGGGAAGCATAATATTCGTATGATTGAAATCAATAAAAAAATACAGGATATTATAAAACAAATTGTTGCCCAAGAGTTTGAAGAATCGACTCTTCAAACTAAAATAAACGAGGCCAAGGCCGAAGTTTCGATAGCCACTTAAGCGCTATCAAAAATCACACATTTCTGTAGGGATACCTTGCGCTAAATGAAAATTTACGCTATAAAATAATTACTATACAATTATTAATTAGATCTAGACGCGTATAGTCGACGGCCTAGAGACTAGATCTTATAAACTAGGAGGATAATATGGCAAATACAACCTTTCAAGGACCGGTAATATCTAAAAAAGGATTTTACAATACAGGTCCAGCTAACGTTATAGATGCTGACTCAAGTACATCATTAACAGTTGCTACCCATGCGGGCAGAATTGTACATAATGATGCTGCTGGAGCAGTGACTTATACGTTACCTGCGGTTAATGCGACTGCTGATTCGGCGGTTGCAGGACCAGGTCCAGACATAAATAACCTCAATAATGTTGGGGCGACTTTTACTATCATAAATTCCATTACGAAAACTGGAGATTTAGTTGTACAAGTTGCGAATTCAACTGACGTTATGAGTGGAGGCGCATTCTTTATTGATGACTCCTCTGACAATGTTGTTGGATTTGAAACAGTAGCAGCATCAGACACTATTACCTTAAATGGTAGTACAACTGGTGGTGTAACTTATGCAAAAATAGTTTGCACGGTGCTTGCTTCAGGTACATGGTCGGTTTCCGTCCATACTGGATGCACTTCAACACCAGCTACTTGTTTTAGCGCAGCGGTAAGTTAATAAATAAAATGTGAGCTCCTTCGGGAGCTCACGACTAAGGAGATAACAGATGGATCAAACAGACGTAAAACAGACCATTGCGATCAGTTCAACGGATACTCTACAAAAGTATGTGGGGACCACTGCTACTGATATTGGATCTGCGAGAATCAAAGCAGTGCAGGCACAAGCAAGTGCGGCTAATGGTAGTGTAAAAATTTATGATGCTACGGATGCGACTACAGCCAGTACTTTAGTATTTGAAGCTAAATGGGGCATAGAAGCAGATGAAAATTTTACTTTTTACCTTCCTCAAAATGGAATCAGATGTAAAACTGCTATGCACGCTGTTCTATCAAATTGTGATTTTTTAGTAGTTACATTCGATTAAGGAGGCTAAATGGCGACATCCTCAACAGTTGCATTTAACCCTTCGGTTTCTCAATGTATCGAAGAAGCTTATGAAAGATGTAATGTACAATTAACATCTGGGATGAGTTTAAGAACTGCTCTTTTTTCCCTTAATATTTTATTAAGTGAATGGGGAAACAGAGGAATTCATTTTTGGGAAGTAGCTAATAGCAGCCTTTACCTTACAGAATCTCAACGTCAATATGATATCTATTGGGATTCTACAATACGGGATTCTACCACTACCTATCCAGCAACCACAGATGGTTCTTCGGCTTATGTTTATAATGCTACGGATATTTTAACCGCTGCTTATCGTAGCGGAAGTGGAACGAGCCAAAACGATGTTAGTTTAACTAAAATTGATAGGGCTACCTATGCTGCTCTTGCTAATAAAAATGCAGAAGGACAACCTTCTCAATTCTGGGTTCAAAGATTTATTGATAAAACAACTGTCACTCTCTACATAACTCCCGGTAGTTCACAAGCCGGTAAGTATCTTAATCTTTATTACGTAAAAAGAATTTTTGATGCAGGTATTGCTCATCCAGACTCCCAGGCTTCGGATACTCTTTCAGCTTACTCTCGTACAGGAGATGTTCCTTACAGATTTTTTCCACCTTTAATTTCTGGACTAGCTTTTTATTTAAGTCAGAAAATTAATCCAGCTAGAACACAAGAGTTCAAACTTCTTTATGAAGATGAATTAGCTAGAGCTCTCGCTGAAGATGGTTCAGCTTCTAGTACTTTTGTAACTCCTCAATCTTATTATCCAGCGGGGTAGTTAATGACAGCAAGATTTTCACAAGGTAAATATTCTTTGGCAATTTCAGATCGAGATGGACAAGCTTATCCTTATACTGAAATGGTTAGAGAATGGACAGGCGCATGGGTTCATATTTCAGAGTTTGAAAAAAAATCCCCTCAATTAGAATTGAAAGTGACAGGAGGAGATCCGCAAGCTTTAATGCATCCTCGAACTGCACGAACAGAATTTGAAACAATGACTATGCTACAGGCAGACCCTTTTTTTACAACAACAGCTGGAACGTCCGTGATTCGTGTTTATCAACCCGGACATGAACGTACCATGGGAAGTACCTATAGATTTTATGGACCACCTACAGTGGCTCCTGGTACAGGAACTTCTACAAACCCTGTTGCAACTTATGCTGATGTTCCTAGTTTTGATGGAATTACTGGTTCAGAAATTTGTAAGGAAGCAGGACATGTTATTGCACAATATGGAAGCACGTATGCTCAAACCTATAATAATTATCAGTTTACAGTGACATCCGGGACTGCTACAAATGGAACTACACAAGGAGGAGGCGGGTCCGTTGCAATTGGACCTGTCACATTTAAAGCATAATGGCAAATTTTACTTACGCAACTTTAACCACAGCAATTCAAAATTATACTGAAGTAGGAACTTCAGTTTTTACTTCTACCATCACGGATCAATTCATTGAGAACGCTGAAGAAAGAATTTTCAGGGATGTTAATATTGATGCTTATCGTTATTATGATACAGCAACTTTAAATATTGGCCAAGGAACTTACAATAATCCTGCTGGTGGTTTAGTTGTTCGAGCTATTAAATTAACCGATAGTTCCAACAATATGTGGTATTTACAAAAAGTAGATCAAACCATGTTAGATGAATATACTCAAGATGAGACCAATAATACTGGAAAACCTTTATACTATGCTATGTATGATGGAGGAGATGGTTCAGCAGATGGTTATTTTAAAATAGCTCCTTCTCCGGATGCAGCCTACACTGTCGAAAGTGAATATATAAAGATGCCTACAGGTTTAAGCTCTGGAACTACGAGCACTTTTATCAGTAAAAGATTTGGAAATGGTCTCCTATATGCTTCTTTGGTTGAAGCTTTTGGATTTTTAAAAGGTCCAATGGATATGTTGACATATTACGAACAACGATATAAACAAGAGGTAGATAAATTCGGTCTTGAACAAATTGGAAGACGTAGAAGAGGCGATTATACAAGTGGTACAATTAGGATTCCTCTTAATACACCATCAACCACTGATTCGGGTTTAACTAAATAGGAGATCTTATGGCAGTTACAACAGCAGTATGTAATAGTTTTAAAACTGAAGTTTTAGAAGGCGAACATGATTTTGGGGTCAGTACGATGCAATTTAAACTTGCACTATATCTTACAGGCGCAAGTATAAATAAATCGACTACTTCATATGGCACAACTCAAGAATCTTCTGGAACTAATTACACCGCTGGTGGAAAAAAATTAGCAGTGGCTAGTCAATTAGTTACACTAGAAACTGACACAGCGTGTGTTGATTTTGGAAATGTCTCTTGGGAAACAGCAACGATCACAGCTAAAGGCGCTGTTATTTATAACACTTCAAGTTCTACAAGTAGAAAAGCGGTTTGTGTTTTAAATTTTGGTGGTAATAAAACTTCTACAGCTGGAACTTTTACAATCCAGTTTCCTGCAGTTACGGATACACAAGCTATCTTAAGAATAGCCTAGGAGGTAACCTCCAATGGCTGCTAACAGTTGGAATCTTGCCGGCACTTCCTGGGGCATCGGCCTTTGGGGACAACAAAGTGACACCTCTGTCACACTCACAGGAATAGGACTTACTTCTTCCTTAGGTGATGAAACAGTCACGGCACAAATTAATAAAGGATGGGGAAGAAACACTTGGGGAAATGGTGTATGGGGAGATTCGTATAGTGTTATACCAACTGGAGCTTCTGCAACAACATCGACTGGTGACGTTACCATTAAGGCTAATTCAGTTCACGAAATAGTTACAGGAATAGGCATGACATCCTCTCTTGGGGATGTTGATTTTTCTTTAGGAATGGCAGTAAGTCCAACTGGAGTATCTACAACCAGTTCTGTTGGCAGTGTCACCGTTTTAGAAAATGAAATTATT